ATTTTAATTCGTCTCTGCTTATTTCAGTTGCTCTACCTAAAGAGAACTGTTGTTCTTGTTCTAATCTGTTTAACGGCACATTAAGAGATCTATATAATCTTTTTTGAAAGTATATAATATCTTCAATCTGTCCTAAATTTTCTCCACCAGGCAAAGTTGATATCTCAGTACCTCTTCCACCTTCTCGCCTTGGTAGCCAAAAATCTTCGAGCATTGACATATGTTTACGATCATCACGTATTTCACCTGTCTTAGCGTCGTAAACGAGTTTGTTACGATACTTGGCCATAATATCTTTCATGTATTGTTCGGCTTTACCTCTCGGTAAGTTACCTACATCGATATAAAACATTCTTCTTTCAGGAGCTCGAGCTAATCGATAAATGACTAATGAGTCTTCCATCATTCTTAACTGTGTAATTGGCTTTAGTGCTTTATGTAAAAATGAAACAACTTTCTTTCGGTGTTCATCTAATAATCCTGAAGTACAATAGCTTACAGAGTCATTACTTAACTTAATTGCACTCTGCTGATTCCCAGGTTTTTCTTGATAAATGTAAAACTCATCAACCTTTTCAACTATTGAAGCACCAGTTACTGGATCTTTTTTCTTTTGAACTTGTTTTACTTTTCTGATTTTAGCGGCATCAACATATCTTATTTCTTGAATACCTGCAGATAGATTGCTTTCATCTGCTACTAAGTGATGATATATTCTACCATCAACATACCATCTTCTAAAAAGATCGTGTCCTAATTCTTTAAAATTTAACATGTTATATATGTTGTCAAACTCTTCAAGCATTTGCTTTTTAATTGAAGAACTTACTGGAACTCTATCTACGTTAAGAGTTATAGAAGGCTTCATATCGCCTGACGTAATTGATTCATTTACAATATCTTCTATTGCTGCATCAGCTTCTGGATGCATGGCTGAACCACGGTACTTTAATATTAGTTGTACATTATCTTTTGAGTCATCGCCTTCCATATTGATGTAGTGACCATAGTGTGCTGCGCTTGAAGTTGAAGTAACGTAGCCTGCACCATCATCGTCTCTTGGTGGAACGATTGACTTTATAGACTGTTTGTCTTTAGTCCTTGTAATTTCAAAACCAAATAATTTAAGTGTGCCGTCTGCCATAATAATTCCTTTAAGTTAGGAGAGCCATTTGACTCTCCTAGTATTTATACTTAAGTTGTAGTATCAGTCTCATAGTACTGGTAAGCAAATGTGATTGTAAATCTTTCGATTTCATCATTTGTACCATAGTTCAAATCTATTGGAGACATATCTTGTGGATATGATCCTCTGAACGTATACTTTTTAAGAGTATCGCCTGATCTGTCAAGTTGCTCGACAAAGAGATCTGCTTCATAAGCAATAGGAGTTGTTAGTCCAGTATTAGCACTGTGTGCATTCATACCATTCATCCACCTCTCCATTGAATTTCTTATTGCGAAATCTGTGTCGTTGATTATTGTTACTGTCCAAACATCAAATGTTCTGTCACCAGCCATTTTTAATTGTCTACCACGAAATGGTACAATTATCTGGCCAAGTGTTGATCCCGGTAACTGAGCTGTCTCACATAAGAAAGAAGTCAGTTCTGGATCGCCATTTGCATATCCTGGAAAGTTGATTGTAGCTTTGAAAAGGTTAGGTCTTGCCCCGCCGCCTCTTAGCTTTGATTTAAAATCATCTACGCCTAGTACTGCCATTTTCTACCTCCTTAAACCGTGCCGACGACTTCTTGGAAGTCAACGCCAGTTCTTACAGCTACAAAACTCAGTGTAACGTAGTTGATAGAACGTGCAGGCTTAATGAATATGTCTGCTTTAAATTCGTTTCTATCAATTACAGCTGCAGTGTTATTAGTAGCATCTGCTACAACTCTGAAGTCTGTTATACCTCGTCTACCTTTTACTTCTCTAAGTACTGGTTCAATGATGTTGACAAACTCTGCTCTTGTAAATTCATCGTTGAATTCAAAGAGTACTTGCTCAGCCGCTCTGCTGATAGCTCTTTCAAGTATTAAGAATAATCTTCTTACATTGATTCTATCAAAAGCTGATGCTCTTCTGAGTCCTGTCTTATCACCGAATAGTATTACGCCAGCTCCTGGAATATTTGCAATTGGATTTACACTTGCTTTATATAAGGTATCTCTTTGACCTTTAGTAGGTGTATAAGCCAATGCTGTTATGCCGAGGTACTGTCCACGTCTAGAACCTGCAGGTGAGAACCATGCCGCTCTGTTTATGTCAGTTGCCGCCATAAGACCAGCAGTTGAAGAAGCTGCAGGTATATGTATGAATTGGTCGTTAAACTTATCATATACTTTTAGAAAGTTACCGTCATTAAATAAGTATGATGATTTAGTAAATGTATCAGCTGTTGCAACTACGTTAGTTACAATGTCTGATGCAGATGTTAAACCTACCACGTCATCTCTTGCCGGTGATGCAACTACTACACAATCTTTTCTTAGTGATTGAGCTGTTGCAATTAAGTCATTAACTATAGTAGTTTGATCTGTAGTACTTACCATACTTGGTGCAATTAAGAAATCGATTTCAACTTGGTCTTTATCTTCGAAAAGATCGAAACCAGTTGCGATTTGAGATGTACCAATAGCGTTACAGTCTGATCCGCCACTAAAGTTAAATGTTATTGGTGTTTTAAAGTTAGATGCTCCTGTTGAAAGAAAGTTGTCTCCACTGTCAAGTGCAAATCTTCCGTTTATAGTTACGTTTGCAGCTACAGCAGAATCAAATCCAGCCATGTGGACGTATTCTGATCTTTCGTTAATAACATCTTTAACATATATAGAAGTACCATCTTCTGCTTTAGCATCTTTAGCTAAAGACAAGAATGAGTATCTTTCGAGTACTGCATTTTTAGTGCCGGTGAATTTACCGTCTTTATCTAAAATAATAGCATGTACTTCATCGTTAGTACCATTCTTTTTTGTTAAATAATTAGATGTTGCTGGTTTAGCATCGAATTCAGATTTAAAAGCCCAATTAGTAAATGCACTGTCGTTAGCATGACACATTTGAACCTGTATATCGTTACCTAGTGATCCTGGGTATCTACCAATAAAGGTGTGTGTAGCCGCTGTCAGTGTAGCTGCTTGTGCTTCAAAGTCTTCTTCGTTCTTTACAACTGCAGCTGTAGGTGTAACACCCGCACTGTCAGATGATTTTGATATTGCATTGTCTGCTGTTCCATCAATAGTTCTTACTACTTGAAGTGCACTTGAGTAGCGTAAAAAATATGATGCTGAATGAAAGTCTATAGTGGTTGCCGAGTCAGGAGATCCAAATCTTTCAGCTAACTCAGTTTCGTTAGCGATTAAAGTTCTTTTCTCTGCTGGTCCCCACCTAAAGTTTCCTACGATTGCGCCGGTAGTTGACTGGACATTAGGCACTCCTCCAGTCAGGTCTATCTCTTTGACAACAACCGCGGGTGATTCCGATGGTGAAAATAGTGCCATTAAATTATTCCTTATTTTTAATTACAAGTTTCATAATACGATTGATCAATTATATCTTATTTATAATATTACAGATCTCTATCATATTCGATCTGCCAAGGGTCATCTTTAGTCTCAATCTTCTGAATAAACTCAGAACCATCATCAATAAACCCAAAAGGTACTATATCTTCATTGATTTCTTTCATCTTCTGATTGAATATTATATCTTTGAGATTTAAGTCTGTTAAATTAGAAAAGTATGCTGAAGAAACAAAGTAACCGAATAAAACTAAATTCATAACTAAGTCATCGTGGTTTCCTACAGAAGCTTGAAATGTTTGGCCTTTTGCTTCAAATGTAGATATTTCTAATATTGTTTGTTCATCTACTACTTTAAGCTTACTATTTTCTAATAAATCTTTTAATGCACTACAACCTAATCTTTTAGATTTACGAGTTATTTCAATTCCTACTGCATTCGCTTTTACTGCAGATTCAACATGAACATTTTCATATTCTAAATCATAATATAAACCATTACAAACCACTCCACCTTGATCATTTGACTCAATAATGCAATAAGCTTTGTTGTAGACATTTGCGTACTTATATATAATATTAGGGAAGAGTAATGGAGATATAGTGTTATTGCGGTACACAGCAACCTGTTCAAACGGGCGAGCGCTAATATCGATTAAGGAAAAAGAAGAGTAGTCCTGTCCTCTTCCCTTTGATACATCTGCTACTAAAATATAATCATGGCCTTTGATAGGTTCTTTATATATTAATATGTCACCACCTTCTAATTTTCGAACTGGATGTGATGCTCTCAGATCTAACAATGTTTGAGCATTGATAAGTGTATCTCCAGTTCCAAAAAATGTATTACCAAACTCTTGATCAAATTGTATTTGAGAAGTATTGTTTATAGTTTCTTCTTTCCATTTTTCATCACGACCGGGTACATCGTGCCAGTCAACTCTAAAGTAACTATATTCGTTTACACCTTGAACTGCACCTTCCCATATCTTATGAAATGTATTACCTATACCATTTGCAGTAGATGTAACTATAATTTTAGTGTCTGTACCAGATGATATAACTGGATATGTAGATGTATAAAACTCTGCAGCTCTTTCAACGAATGCAAATTCATCTAAGTATAATAAGTTAACTGATAAACCTCTTATCGATTGTCCTGATGTTGCAGCTGCAATAATTCTACTATTGTTACTAAAATCAATATTAGATTTATTCAAAGCTTTACAACCCGGTTGAAGAAAGAACGGTATATTCTCAAGCATTATTGTTATTCTTGCCAACATCTCACGAGCAGTAGCACCTTTATTAGCTAATACTGCAATTGTTTTTTCAGGTTGAAATAAAGCAAACCAAAGCAAGTAACCACATGCAGATATAGATTTACCAGATTGCCTACACGCTAAAACAACATTAAACCTATGTGCTTGAAACTTATTAAACATCTTAGCTTGGTATGGATATAGTTCAAATGGAACTAAACCTTTATCCAATGAAATTATCTTTGCATATTTTTCTACAAAGTACACAGGGCTTTTCATGCACTTCGCATACTCGCGTACTTGGTCTTCCGTCCAATTTTGAACGATACCATCTTTTTTAATATTAGGATTACCTAGATAATTTTCATTTAGGTTTTGGCGTGACATCTACTAGGTCCGTATCATTCTTAAGTATTTTTTGTAATTCAGCGGTTGACCCAACAAATAAATTGTTTGTAGTATTTGCAATATTTTTTATTTCTTCTTTTCTATCTAAATCTTTTTTCTTTTTATTTAGATCCATAAGTCTATCATTAACGTCAGAAATGTTTTTAATCATTCCAGATAGAACTTCAAATGCTCGTGGATGTTCGCTCTCTCTTGCAACTTCAATCATGAGTTCAAGACTCTGCTTTCCTTTTTCCACTAATTCGTAGTATGTATCTCTTGAATACTTATAATCATTATCAACATTCTTTTCTTCAGGAGGAAAGAATTTGCTTGTATCACTCTTCATTTAATGTCACCAGTTTACGATTTTTCAAGTGTTGTTCCTCTATATGAGTTTTTGATTGTCCCATATATGCAGCTGCATGATGTTTTTCTATCATGTAATCATTTATAGATTGATCAGCGTAGTTAGTTGTTCTCCATAACTCGCCTAGTATTCTACCAAACTTGCCAGTTGCATCTTTATGTGTTTTAAGTATTATACCAGCCGGATCATCTAACATGCCAGTTAAAAATGCTTTTGCAGCAAGTCCATATTTTTTTTCTTCTAAGTCACGAGTTCTTGATTCAGGAGTATCGATTCCGTATAATCTTACTCTTTCTTTATGCATCCAAACACCGAAACCTAAATCTATATCTAC